GGGCGTTCCACGACAGTAGCTGCAACCGTTACGGCAAGTGTGTTACCCGTAGTAGATGTGCCTGTAATTGTTGCGCTAGGGCGATCACCGATTGCATAGTTTTGCTGATTGCCAAGCACTTCGTATAAGAAGCCAGAAATGCGCCCCTTAGGCACCTTATTGTCAGTTGTTGCGGTGACACGTACACGGAAACCACAGCTAGGTAAACCGTATGGGGCGTTGCGCGGATTTCCTGGTGTTACGGGAATGACAACGTTAAATTCTTGGTAGAGGTTGTACCCACCGGAGCTGGCCGTTACCTGAATCCCGGTAATGCTCCACTGGAGTTGGTTGGGGAAGTAAGGATGATTTGCGGGATACGCTTGATTGACAGTGCCGGTGTAAACAGCAGTTAATGATCGCCCGTCACCAATGTTGCTGGTTCGTGTGTATGTTTTTGTTGCCCCAAATTGGGTGGCAACTCCAAACATTTCGTAATAGGTAGCCGTTTGGCGACCCTCGGTGTAACCATCTGGCAGAAAACTGACAATAGCAAGAGCGCTGGCTTCTACTGTTGGCTCGTTTGCATCGGGTAAGTACGATTGCGCGTTAACTGATGATGGAATGGTTGCGCCAATGCGTTCTTCCGTGACGCGGGCAGCCGTAGCCATCTGACGGTTGAACTTAATCGTTTTTGCCAGTGAATACCTGCCGGTGGTGACAAGCGTGAAGGTGCCGTAGGCGGTGTTGTAGCTGCTGCCGATGTATTCACCGTTCTTGGCGTCGAGCACCAGCACGCGGAAGTCGTCTGGGAAGCGGCGAGCAACGTCGGCACCACTGTTTGGAACAAAGCGATACTCGAACTGGCGTTGTTCTGGGTGGGTCAGCCGCAAATAGTTGAATTGATCCTGTGGGGTTTGGCCGCTGATGCAGAAGGTTTGCCCCAGTGAAACCCAGGCATATTCCCTGCCTTGGGCGTCAGTGCCAGCAGGGCGAAGAAACACTGAGAACGCCGTGGTGCGGCGCATGTAGATGTTCATCGTGCCGCTTTGGATCGACACTTGGTTGTTTTCAGCTTCCTTCAGATCTCTGGGGCTGGGCAATGAACCGAAGTTGCAAAGACCGTTTGCCTTTTGCCAGACCTGACTGCGAATGCCAATTTCAGTTACATCGCACGCACGGGTATTGCGCACCACACCCAACGCAACGCGCAGGACTGGGTAGAAGTTGGCACCAGCACTAAGACCTAAGCCATTGCGGGCATCTGTTTGGCCGTTGTCGTCGTTGCGAATACCACGAGTGATCATCTCCTCGTTGACCAGTCCGATGGAAGCGCTGTCAGCACCACCGCCAAAAATTTCTACGCAACGCAGGTCAATTTCTTGCCGGGCAGTGCCGTCGTAAATGGGTAATAGACGCTTTGTTACCACCCACGTGGTGCGCCCAATCATGAAGGTTTCGCCTACCTGTAGTGCGTCATCGGCAGCTTCTTGCCCGTCGAGAATTTCTGAGTTGATGTCGTCAACCTGCGTGCTCTTGGTGTCTTTGAACCAGTAGCGGTCGCGGGGGATCTTGCCGGGCTCGATGCTAAAACGTGCCACGTCACCCACGCTGACTTGCCGCACTTCTGTGCGGGCATTTGCTGGTACGCCATTGACGGATGTGATGCCCATTCGGCGTCCGTAATTGCGCCCTACGCCCTTCTGGCCTTCTTTAAGAATTTGCACCCAGCGCGGGTCACCAGCAGCGTCGGTGGTTGGCTCAATGCCGTAATCACCAGCAATTTTGATGCGCTCCTGTAAAAGCGCACGCCCCTTGTCGTTGTCTGCGTCATCACGCGCATTACCTTCTAGACGCGGGATAGCGACAACTTTCCAGTTGACTCGGTAGTTAGTGGCGTTAGGAATGCCAGAGTAGACGCCAAACTGTGTGCTGCTACTGGGCGTATAGGCCTGACAAAATCCAGTGTCTGATGCGGAAGAAAGCGTCGGACAAAGGTAGATGTCGTCATTAGTTTCAATATCGCCTGAGTCGGATGTAGCGCGTGTTCCGTATAATTTGTTTTGGGCTTTGATGCGAAACACTGTGTTGCTGTTGCGCTTCCAGTAGAACGCAAAGTTGTGGCTGTAAATTGCGTCTAGCGGCGTATTGCCAAGGAAAATTCCGTTTAGATCTGGGGCGGCAATGCCTTGGCCTAAGCCTTGTTCACCGACAACCAACAACAGCTTTACTGATTGCTGTGAGCCAAGGCTGAAAGCGCGGGACCAGACAAGCCGTGGGGCGACCAACATTCCGCCGGTGGCGCCAGTGTATTTGCCAAAAATGACGGGGATTGGGTCGCCGTAAGTAGCAAGATCGGCAATCGAATCGAAACCACTGGTGGCAAGGAAGCGATCGCCACCACGGCGGCTGCGTAACTGGCGCTGGCGGATACCTTCAATTTCTGACGGCGCCTTGGGTTTTGGCGTCAGTAGATAACTGATCGCACTGAGCGCTACACCGATAGCAAGACTGGTTACTACTGCAGTTGCCGTAGCTGCTTTTGTTGCCGCAGTAGTAGCTGTTGTTGCCGCAATCAGTGAAAAAATTTCAGCTCTAATATCAGGAACACTGTCGTAAGCAGCAGGGCGAATTGCCCCACGACGCATGGCTTCAAATACAAACTTCTGATATTCTTCTTCGCTACAACCAATAACTTCAATTAGCTGCCTTTCATACGGAAGCAGCGGTATCTTTTTAGTTGCCGCAAACTGCACCAGGCTACCTTTTGCTGCTCCGTGTTGATGTAGAGAACGCCCTGCAGCCATACGACGGCAAATGCCCAAGGATCCTGGGCTACTAGCAACACATCCCCATCGTACTCAGCTCGGTCAACACTTCTGCCCCACGACAGTAAATCCCGCGCAATCGTCCGGGCTGATGCCGCATACCAGTCTTCCCTGAACGTTGGCGCTTCAATGCCGAGACGTTCCAGCACTGTATATACAAGGTGGATACAGTCAATCTCGCCGTCGCTTCCGTCCGCACCAAGGCGATACCGCAGGCCGACCAGATCAGCGCAGTCGCACATTGGCGGAGGTTGGGATGTTGCCAATCAAGCCTTGAGTCAGGCGGCGCAGTGGGACATCAGCTCCAACAGCATCCAAGATTGTGTTGAGGCTTAGCGTCAGGCTGGTTTCATCCCACTGGCCGGCAGCAATCTGCCCGTTGTACTGGTGCATCAGGATGCCGGTGGTGCGGTCGTCTGGGTTGAGCGCCATCACGTACACACGCGCCAGCCAGCGTTCTGTAATGGCCGGCAATGCCCAGGCCCTGCTTAGCTCGTTGTTTGGGAACACAAGGCTGGCCTCGGTGTTGTCGCCGTTGCGGTTGACGCTGACGCCACTAAACCCGAAGGGAAGAAAGGCGTAGCTGCTGCCGTCGTAGGCCGCGTTGGCGCCGATGAAAAAGTTCTGGAAGTAGTAGTTGGTGGTGTCGTCAGGCTTCTTGAGCCGCAGGTAGTTGCCGAGTGCAATGTCCATCAGATTCCTACCCTCCGACGAGTGCTAGGTGATTGCTGCAGGCGGCGTAGTGCCAGTTGTTGGCCGCGTTCTGCACCTTGGCTGGCGGCTTGACGCATACCGGCCTGGAACTGATCGGCGGTCACGTAGTCCACGGAGTTGATGCGCTCCACGGTGTAGCGAACGTCGATAGGTGCTGCTGTCATTGTGGCGCTCATTGAGCCTTCACCACTAGAGCCTGACGGGATAACACTGGAGCCACGAGCACCGGCGGCATAGCGTCCCATAGCTGAACGCATCTTGCTAGCCGGGATAACGTATTCCGCTTCGCCACCTTCACCAATCAATGCATTAGTCGGACCAGTTACAAAACCGCCTTCCGCAAAAGCACCAGTTTGGAAAAGATTTGTAGAACTCAATGCACCGGCTCCACTTAGATTGCGCCCAGAAGCCGCCAACGGATCAACGCCGGCAAACAATTTGGCAATTCCGATTGCTGTGTATTGCGCAATGGCATCAGTGGCGTAATTGATCAGAGCATCGCCAATTCTTCCAAAAAATTCAGCGATGGCCTGCTGTGCTGATTTTGCGCCGGTTATAACCTCCTTAAAGCTAGTCGAAAAAGATTCGCCAATCGCAGTAGCAATGGTTTTCACTTGATTGGCAGGCGCAAGGAGATCATTTAATCCCTGCTGCATTTCATCGACCATGGACGAGATTGGTCCACCGCCAGACACGCCAAATTCAGTACCCTCTATTTCTTTTTTGAATAACTTATCCGCTTCCTCTGCTTGGTTTTTTATGGCTTCCGTTTGGAGATCAATCAATTCAAGTCTTTTGATTTCTGCGTTAATTTGGTTTAAGTTTGTACGTTGTTCGGCGTTTTTTAGCTCGGAAATTTGCTTTGCGCGGTCTTCAAATTCATATTGGATTTCAAGTCTTTTACGTTCTATTTCCGAAGCGGTAGCCAGTAAAACTACTTCACGGCTGAATTGCGTGGCCAGTTGATTGCCTGTTTCAAGGGAGCGTTTTAATTCTTCTGCTACGCGTTGCGCCTCGCGTTCGGCATTACTCATTTTCGCCTTTCCGCTCTTGCCCGCTTCAGATTCGCCACCTCCAGTCAAGCCAATAGCCGCACCAGCCCCCGTTGTCTTAGGTGGCGCAGCCTGTACAAGGCGTCCGGTAATCGTGCTGTAAACATTGCCTTGCGCGTCTGAATAGGTTCGCCCAACCCCAGCTTTTGAGAGCCTGCTTTCACCAGCACGCTGCATTGCCTGCGCTCTAAACCGTATCCTTTCAACGCCGGTTGCCCGTTCAATCAGGCCATTTAGGTACTTGATAACAGGGCCAGCGACCGCCCCGATTGTCCTGATGATTGGAGCAATTGCCCTCAATGAAGCAGTCAAAACGCGAACGCTTTCAATGATTTGCGGAAGTAATTCCTTGGTTGCTGCTACCTGAAAATTCTCAAACTCGTTCTGCAGGTTTTTTACTTGCTGCGCAGGGCCTTGCATAGCAGCGGCAAGCTCATCAGCACCATCCGTACCAGCGCGTTTCAATGCTCTAATAACCACTTCACTTGTGATCTCGCCTTGTTCAGCCAGCTTGCGTATTTCACTGACCGGGCGACCAAGTTCTTTGGTCAAAGCAACAACCAAGCCAGGCGCCTGCTCAAGTACCGAATTGAGTTCTTGGCCCCTCAGTACACCAGATCCAAGTGCCTGTGTTAACTGAAGGAACGCGCCTGCGCTTTCAGCCGATGTCGCACCGCTTACTTTCGCGGCAGTGTTGAAGCCAACGAATGCCGTTTCAATATCTTGAATACTTACATTGAGCGGACGTAAACGGCCATAAAGTTGAGCAAATTGTTGGTTTGATTCGGTGGTGCTTAAGCCAAATTTTGCACCAGCACGTGCTGCTATCTCTTGAGCCTGTGCAACTTCACCATAACCCTTGGCCAGAAATTGAAGGCGACGTCCCGATTCTTCCCTTTGAATGCCAGCTTGAACGGCTTCCTGCGCGGTCCTAAGGCCAACGTACGCAATGCCTAGTCTTCCAATAACACCAATCAGATTGCTGGCGCTGCCACTGGCTTTGGTCTCTTGAGTATTTGCGCCACGCAAGGCGTCTTCGTATTGCCTGATTTGAGTGGCTGCTTTTTGATACAAGGCCCCACCAAGTCTTACGCTTGATTGAACATCCCGCAAGGCGGCAATCTGCGCCCTAATAGCCTTCTCAGTATTTAATACCCTTGCGGAAAATACACCTTGAACTGTTGATGCTTTAGCGAATCCACTCTGTTGCGCCTCGATTGCTGTTTTGACAGCTGACGCGCTTCCTTGGAGTCCCTTTAAGGCTTGCGAAACATTCTCTGAGGATCGTTGAATTGCCTTGAGTCGTTGCTCTGCGCCACGGCTATCAATGTTGATGGCAACGTTGGCTACAACGGACACGGCTCAACCCTCTGATAGAGCCAGTCTACCGGCGCCGCATTTTTTTCATCGCCGCCTCCTGTTCGTCATTTTGCAACTCAAAGTAAGCAGCCCATATCATCAGCTCCTCCATCGTCACCTCAGCATTCAACCGAGCCAAGCTGTAGCCCAGCTCTTTTGCTACTCCAAGCTGCAGCAGTAATAGGTTGTCCTTTTTGAGGTCAGCCTTTAACGCTTTTCATGTCGGTATCCTTCTGCTCTTCAGGGTTGGTAATAACCGCAAGCATCATGGCCTGCAGATCAGAATCAAGCACTTCCTCTTTAAGTTCGGCGATTTGGCCAGCCTGAAACAAACGCTGCCCTGTTTCGTCCATTGCCTTGCTGACCAACAAGTTCAACGCAAAGCCATTTACATCGTCACCGCCGGGCATCTTCTGTGCCCGCTCACGTTCCGCCATCGTCAAAGGCGTTGCATAAAACTCAAACGTGCTGCCATCACTCAGCGTTACAACGCGCTTAATAGGTGTCAGGTTTGCAGCCTTTTTCAGCCGAGCAAGAGCAGACGAAACAGGCGCAGGCATAAAAACGGGTTCTTTGTTATCACTTTAGGCATAAAAAAGCCCCCAGCGCAACCCAGGGGCTCAACCTTGGCAGCCTTAGCTTAGGCAGTCTGACTGAAATCGAAAGTAGGCACGCCGGTCGGGCGGAAGCTGATTTCCACCTGCTGAGCATCGTCAGGGTTAATGGTGATATTGGCGCTGATTAACACTGCATCCATTGCGATGCTGCGGCTCAAAGCCTCGGTGGTTTGCTTGTCGGTATACAGCTTGAAGGCGCAACCAACCTGTTGGCGCTGCAGCACGTCCTGAACCATGCGGTTGGACAGAGCAGAATCTTCGTTGGTCACGTACACCGTGGCTGTACCGTTGCCATCAGCAAAGCCGGGGATGTAAGCACGGAAAGGCGCGTACTGACCGGCGGTTTGACCGATAGTGGTCACGTCGATTTCAGCGCGGCTAATCTCAAAGGACCAGGATTGCACTTGGCCGACGGCTGCGTAATCGGCGTAATACACCTCAAACTCGTTAGGAGCTGTGATGGTGCCGTCGTCAGTGATGGCAAGAATGGTGCCACCAGCAGCAGTGGAAACCGTCAACGCACCAGTAGCGGCTGTGTAGCTCAGCACGTAATAAGTGGTGGCGTCCGAAATTGGAGCGGGCAGCGTGCCAGTGCCAGATCCACCGGTCTGACTATTGACCACGCGAAACTTGACAGGATCGCCAACCTTCAGGTTCAGATAACTCTGAATGGTGATCGTATCTGTTCCCGCGTTGACATCGGTTTCACCGAATGTACCGGTTGTGCCAGCGGGTTTGTAATAAAGGGCGCCGGACGTACCGGACAGAACAGTGACAGCCATTGTTGTATGCGGTATTGGCTGTTATGAGTCTAGCTTTGCTCGTAAGCCTCAAAAGTTATGGCCACCTGCGTTTGGTAAAACCCTTCCGGCACAGAGGGTTCAATGGTACGCGGACCATTTGCGGCATCAAATTTTATATTTTCAAGCTGCAAACGTGTGAAGAGGTTGATGCAACGCTGAGCAATGGTTAATCCTGCGCCAGGGCCTTGACCACGAGGCGTGAAAATGTTGAAAACAAGCGTCCCATTGCGACGATCAAAACCTGCTCCTGTCCCACGGGTTGATGTGGTCAGGATGGTCATGTAGGCCGAATCACCCCAGATGATGTTGGCCTGAATCCAGCTTGCGTTATTGGGCGGGCTGAATGGAACGTTTTGGTAAGCGACTTGAATTGCAGGCGAAGCGGCAAACTCCGTTGCAATGCGGTTTTCAATGTAGGAACGGACAGTGTTGAGGCTCATGATGAACGACCGATCCGGTCCGCTTCTGCGTTGACGTAAGTTTGAACGTCTTTGGCAATGGAATCAACCCAGCCCGATGGCGCTTGCACGCTGCGACCGTTCGCCAATGGTTCAGCGTAGATCAGGTTGTTGTGGATGCTGTAAACGTTGCCAACCCGCTCACTGCCAAGCTGATAGTTCACAGCAGTAGGCGGCGGAGCGCTTGGATAGCTGCCTTCAGGCTGGCCTTCAAATGGCGCAGCGTTTTGACCAATCGCCCAACTTGCCCTAAAGCGTCCAGTGTCAACAGGGCTATCAAGCTTCAACCTGCCGTCAGCAGTCAGTACAGCAGCGGTAATCAGCTTATTGATCTGCCCCTCAGCGTACTGGCCGATCTCACCAATCCTAATTTGCCGTGCCATATCACTCCCTCAGGAATATTTCAAACACAATCGCCTCATTGTCCTGTTCAATCCTGTTGACCTGCACCGTTTGCATGATTCGCCCAGAAATGGTCACCTGATCGGCAACGCTCGGTTCAGCGGCAAGATCAGCAGCGGCAACCGTCAATTTCTTGTCAGTGCTTTTGATCAGATCATTTAGCTCACGTTCGGTGACGTTTTCCAATACGCCACGCACCACATTTTCAGAAGCCGTTGGCGTTGCCGTGCCGGTTGTTGGGTTGTAAGCCCCAGTGGTGATACGTCGAATTGTCACCTCGCCGCCAAAGCGTGCCATCAACTTTGAGGCGACCTTGCGAAGGGGGGCAGATAATGTCATGCCTTTATTTTAATGGCACGAAATAAAGGTAGGCAATCAAGCCAAAGCCGACAAGTTGAGGCGACTACTGGGTTTCAAGCTCGGTGGCTAAGGCGTGCAGCGCATCACGGGAAAAGTTGACGCCAATACTATGCGGGGCGGCAGGCTCAATTCGTCCATCCCATTGCACAAGTACAAGCTGATCCGCAGCAGCTCGCAGAGCGGCGGCAAGGTCGTGCTCGTATGGGCAGTCCTCTGGAGTGTTGTAAGCGGCGTTCCATACAGCCTGCGCGGCGGGTGAAAGTTCAGACATAGAAGTGGTAATGACTACTTGGCGTACTTAGCGAGTAGGTCGCGGGCAAATGAAGCGAAATGATCTGCGTGGATCACATCGTTGACGTACGTTGCCTTTTCGTGGC